CAATTTTAAAGACAGTCGGAAGAGAGCAGAACGTCTGGCAAAGATGGGTATCCAATATATTGATTGTGGCACTAGCGGTGGTGTTTACGGTCTGGATCGTGGATACTGTCTTATGGTTGGCGGTGGAAATACTGCAGTCGCCACTTGTAAAAGCATTTTTGATGCCCTCTCTCCAGACATCCACTCTGCCCCAAGGACTGATGCCCGTGACAACGTAACTTCTGCAGAGCACGGTTGGTTGCATTGTGGTGGTCCTGGTGCTGGGCACTTTGTCAAGATGGTGCATAATGGCATCGAGTATGGTATGATGCAGGCATACGCAGAAGGGTTTAACATCCTGAAAAACGCAAACAATGGAGCACAATACGTCAAAGAAGGAGATGCAGAGGTCGCACCTATGGCAGATCCAGAAAGTTACTGCTATGATATTGACGTTGCTGAAGTGGCTGAGTTATGGCGTCGTGGTAGCGTTGTTAGTAGCTGGTTACTTGACCTTACTGCTTCTGTGTTGCGCGGCAGCCCACAGCTTTCTAATTTCTCTGGAGGAGTATCCGACAGTGGTGAAGGTCGGTGGACGGTTAATGCTGCTGTGGATCTGGGGGTTCCCGCTCCTGTCATCACCACTGCTCTTTATGAAAGATTTAATTCACGCAATCTGGGCACTTTCGCAGCCAAAATTCTAAATGGTATGCGTTATATGTTTGGAGGACATCACGTTAGATGATTAGTTCAGAGACACCCTATAAACTGGCTGAGATTATTCGTGATACTTGGCCAGGTCTTTATCGCAAATCAAATAATCAATCTCTTAAATTATTTGACGATAATAAAAATAAACAGTATGATATATCAAATAATATAGTAGATTATAAATGAATCATATATTCGATCAACCTCAATTTGGAGAGCCATGGTTTTCTTTTCCAAATCTTTATTCCAGAATGGTTGAAAAGTTTCCATCTGGAAGTAAGTTTGTTGAAATTGGATCTTGGAAAGGTAAATCTTCTGCTTATATGGCAGTTGAAATTGCTAACTCAAATAAAAAAATAGACTTTTATTGTGTTGACACCTGGGAAGGAAGTGTTGAACATGCTGGAATGGAAGAGTTGCCTAGACTCTATGATATTTTTATTGATAATATGCGTCCAGTAGAATCATACTATTTTCCTTTAAAATTAAAATCAATAGAGGCAGTTTCTAAGTTTGAGGATAAAAGTTTAGATTTTGTTTTTATTGATGCTTCTCATGAATATGAAGATGTTAAGAATGATATTATTGCTTGGTTGCCTAAAGTAAAACCGGGTGGAGTGTTAGCAGGACATGATTATTATATTGATGGTTATGATTGGTTTCCTGGAGTTAAGCAAGCAGTAAATGAACTATTGATTAATTTTGAAGTAGAAGAAAATTGTTTTATCTATAAAGTTCCTGCTAATAACCAAGATAAATTAAAAAATTTTCCTTCAATTAATTTTGTAAGCATTGAAGAATCTCAAAATAGAAGAGATCTTTTATATAAACAATTTGAAGAATATAATTTAACTAAGGTAACACCTCATATTTTTGAAAAGTATGATGATTCTAAACATACACTTATTGGAAATTCTTTAGATAAATTTGTTGGAAATGTAAGAGGTCCAGTAACTTCGCATTTAAAAGCAATTAAAAAATGGTATTTTGATACTGATGAAGAATATGCATTTTTTTGTGAGGATGATTTGAGTTTTGAAACCGTTAAATACTGGAATTTTACATGGGAAGAATTTTTTAATAATCTACCAAAAGACTGGGGATGTGTACAATTATGTTGGGTAAGAGAATATGAGATGTTTAGATTTTCTTATTCTGGATTGAAATTGAGACCAAGATGTTGGTGTGATTGGTCTGCTTGTGCATATTTGATTACAAGAGATCACGCTAAGAAATTAATATCAAATTATTATAGAGATGGAACTTTTAACTTAGATTATGTTGGAAATGACCACGCTGAAAGACCTGAATGGGCTCTTAGACCAACTGCGGAAACTATTATTTTTTCAAAAGTTTCTCCAATTTATGGAATCCCTGTTTTTGTTGAAAATTCATTAAACTTTAAAAGTACTTGGGCTGATCAAGTAAGTTTTCCCAATGAGTACTCATATCATACCGTAATTGATTGGTGGAAAACTGAAGGAAAAAATTTCTCTATATCAGATTTAATGAATATGAATTAATTTAAACCTAATTATAAAATTTGACATTTGACAGATTGTTGGATAGAATGGAGAGAAATTCCTCTCCATTTTTATTTTAATATATAAAATAAGTTAATACGTTATTTCAAATTATGAAATTTACAGTTTATTCAAAGGATGGTTGTCCATATTGCACTAAGGTTCAGCAAGTGCTAGAGTTGACGGGTCTTCAGCATGTGATTTACAAACTGAACGAAGACTTTACAAGAGAAGAATTTTATGCAGAATTTGGACAAGGATCTACTTTTCCACAAGTAATTGTGGATGATAAACATATTGGTGGATGTACTGATACTGTACAATATCTTAAGGAGCAAAAATTAGTTTAATGGAAACAACATTTCACGAAGTTTATAACGATGTTGAAAAGGCAATCGATTATGCTTTTAATGGTAAATTTGTTTTAAATTTTTATGATTATTTGAAAGTTCGTGGAACAAGAAAATTAGAAGTTGAAGAATTTATTGAAAGTTCTACTGCTAATGAACTTAGCAACCTTGTAATGGACTTAGATAATTACCTTGAAGGTGGTTCAGATGAAATTCATAGACAACTTAGAGAAGGATATGGACATATTCCAAAACCACAAGCAAGAAAAATAAGAAACTACCTTTATGGTATTCTTGAAGATGCCTGGAGATATAATCATGACAAACGACCAGGAAGGAGAAAAAAGAAAACTAAATAAGTCAGAACCTCAAATAAACAGAGGTGTTGAATTATTACTTAGGAATAGGAGGAAGAGATCGTCAAAACCAAAGACTTTTCAAGTGAAGTTTGGTAAAATGATCTCTCTGTTCCGAAGAGAGTTTCATTTTTTTATAGAATTTCACTTTGATATTAGGAAAAAATAAACTCTCTGGAGAAAGAAAAATGGAAACGGCATATGTAATAACATTCTCAGTAATGTTCACGTTGCTCTTTTTTATGGTTGGAGGTATAATAGGTTGGTTAACATATAGACACCTAATAGAAAATAGACCTCCTTATTTACATCCAGAGTTCTTTGATGAAAATGGGCAGGTGATACCTGACGAAATAGTATCTGTACGATTTGAAAACGATTATGACTACACAGACGAAGACGAAGAGAACGAAAGCTGAACCTTTAATCGATTCTCTACCAACAAATCCTTTTGCATTTGAAGTTTTAGATCTTGCTTCAAAGCAAAGAACAAATGCAAAAAAAGTAGAAGTTCTTCAAAAATATGAAGATCCTTCACTAAAAACAATTTTAATTTGGAACTTTGATGAATCTGTAGTTTCAATGCTTCCTGAGGGTGATGTTCCTTATGCAAGTGCCGGAGAACAAACATCTTATAGTGGAACTTTAAGTTCTAAAATCGACGATGCAGTTTCAAAAATGGATGAATTGAGATCTAATTCTCTTGGGTCTATGGATCAAGGTAGATCAACAATTCGTAAAGAATATACAATGTTTTATAATTTTGTAAGAGGTGGAAATGGTAGTTTGAGTTCTCTTCGTAGAGAAACCATGTTTATCAATATCCTTGAAGGACTTCATCCTAAAGAAGCAGAGATTTTGGTTCTTGTCAAAGATAAAAAACTTCAAACTAAATATAAAATAACAAAAGAGATTGTCAGTGAGGCTTATCCTGATATTCAATGGGGAGGTCGTTCATGACAGCAGTTGTGGGAGCAAAGAAAAAAATGGCAGAAAAATCAAAAAATCAAAAAGAAATTCTGCCCCATGAATATGGATGTCAAATTCTTCTAGAAAAAACTACAATCGATAAAGCAAAAGACTCATCTTTTCCCAATGATGCTTATTTAATTTGGTATATTGAAGGTGGGAAGCAACATCTTGATTTAACTCGTTGCCATAAAAGAGTTAATCTTTTTGATATGTACTACGATAAGTATGGTCCAGGAGCAGTTCAAAAAATTGATTTTGGATATGGAAGAGTTAATCCTCGTATTTGGGGATACAAGCAACCTGAGAAAAAGAAAAGAAAATGACAGCAGGATTTGGTGGTCAAGGAAAAGAAAATAGAATTGG